TTAGACGATAATCAACTTGCTGGGATAATTCCTGGTGGTGTGTATGCTGGTATAACTCAGATACCAGGTGATGTGAATGGTGAATGGGTTAAAGGTAACCGTGATATTATGGAGTCTGTATGTCCAGCTTGCAAAGAAGGATCGTTGTTTGATTATTGGCAAGGGCAGTATTACAAAACAAAATGCGAATCCTGTGGGTATTTGCACGATACAGGGATGAAATTAACTGATCAGGAGGCTGAAATTATTCATAGAATTGGGACGTCTGAATCTATTATAGCAACGGACGTTGTTTGTTAAGTAAATAAAAACTAAATAAGTACTCCAACACGAGCACCATAAGGGCCGGTTGAATTTCCCGATGTCGGGGGAATCAATCGGCCTTTTTAATTTTAACAGCAGCCGGAGGGACAAATGGAAACCACTGCAAAGGAAATGGAGAAGGAAGTCAGGTCAGCCGGTGAGATTAGATCCACCACTGATGAGGGGATACTTGAGGCATATTTGACGAGATTTGGAAGCGTGGATGAGTACAGGTCTACGTTTTTGCCTGGGAGTTTCAAGAAAACGTTCCAGGAGCGAGGCGACAAGATCAAGATGCTCTGGGATCATAACAATCTGATAGGCCATGTCATTGAATGCCGTGAGGACACCTATGGTCCTTGGATCAAAGGCCAGATCAACATGGAGACTAATGCGGGCCGTGAGGCATTTGCTCATCTGAGGGCGGGGGATGTGGATGCTATGAGCTTCGGGTTCAATGTCCTGAAAGACAAGATCGAGGATGAAGTCCGGGTAATCTCAGAAGTGCGGTGCATGGAAGTGTCCCCGGTAATCTTCCCGGCTAATGAGCAGGCCAAGATTGTGAGTGTCAGGGCTGAGAGCTTTGGTGAGACTGTTGATCTAAGCCTCTTAGGACAACGTGGCTGGCTGTTACTTGAGAGCCTATACCGAACCCTTGATGATATATGGTGGGCCGAAGGTGGGGCGGATCTGGGGCTTCTCCGGTCTGCAACACAGGATTTTAGTAAGGCGTATCTGTCATGGGCGAAAGAGTACCTTGCACAAGAGTCCAGAACCATCCCCACGGATAACGAGCTTGTCAGTGCTTTATATGACTACAGTAAAGGGGATCTTGCCGCGATTGCACAGGATACCTCTTTAACGATGGATGAATTAAGAATATTGGCAAAGGGACAGATATTACCACAGGATAAACGAGATAAACTGGCCGAGCTGTCAGAAGAAGTGCAGGCAGCTCACCAAGAGCAGAGAAGCGAAGCCGTGAAAACACTTTGCGACGAATTGAGAGAAGGCGGATTTAGTGAGGCTGAACGCGCACGGTTTAAGGGTCTACTTGAAAACAAGGAGCCGGATCTACCGAGTGAAACAACCGTTATAACCTCAGAAATCAGAAAACTACGGGAATCACTTGAAGGAGATTGATCATGGCTGAAATGGACGATCTGAAGAAGCTCCACGAAGAAGTCTCAACAACTTTTGAGACCCTGAAGGAGCATAATGACAAGGCGATTGGGGAAGCCGAAGCCAGAGGCGGGGTAGCAACTGCCGAGACAATGGCGATTGTTGAAAAGGCAAACGAGGAAATAACCAACCTCAGAACTGAGATGACTGAGCTTGAAACGAAGATGAACAGGCCGAAGATTAAGAATGACAAGGGCGAGGAAGTTGATGAGGAAACCGAGCTTCGTGAGTCTGCTTTTGTGAAGTTTCTGCGGTACGGTGCTGGTGAGACCGGACGGGAAATGATGACCCCTGAAGAGATCAGGGCTTTAGGTGGCACGTCTGATGCTGATGGCGGGTTTCTAATCCCTCCGAGTTTTGAGAGTGGCATTATCATGAACGCTTATGAGCTTGCGGCTTTAAGGCCGGTCTGCCAGGTAGGGACTACTGGCCGCGATCTGGTTGTCTTAGGTTCATTGAGTAAGCCGAGTGTGGCATGGGGCCGTCAGAGTTTGGCCGTAACCCAGCAGGACTTAACAACCGGCGGGGAAAGGATCACGATCTATGATTGTCGTGCCTTGACTCTTATTTCAAATAACACGCTTGATGACTCGGATGCTGACATTATCGGTGAAATGACCGATGCTTTTGGTCGTGCTTTAGCCGAGGCCGAGGATACCGCTTTTGCAGTAGGTGCCGGGGATGACAGCCCACAGGGTGTTGTGGCTGACTCCAGGGTTCAGGCTCTTTATGTGGCCTCTGGTGTGACGGCGGCTTTGAGTGATGCCTCCAATAACGGTGTCGATGCTCTGATTGAGTGCTTTTATACCCCAAAGGGTATTTATCGTCAGAACGGTACATGGGCCTTTAACTCAACCACAGAGGGTGTAATCAGGAAGCTGAAAGATGGTGAGGGCCGATATTTATGGGAGCCTGCTGTTCAGGCTGGTGGCCCTGCTATGCTGTTAGGGAAGCCGATCGTGAACCCAGAAGGTCTGGCGGATATCGGAGCCAATGCTTACCCGATTGTGTTTGGCGACTTCAATGCCGGATACAAGATCCGCGACCGTGCTGGCGTGACTGTCCAGAGATTAGTGGAACGTTATGCTGAGTATGACCAGACAGGCTTCTTGATCAAAAAGAGAGTTGGTGGTCAGGTCACATTGGATGAGGCATTTTGCCCGGTGAAGATAGCCGCTTCGTAAACATTAAGCGAAAGGAGAAAAATCATGAAACAGTTAAGAATGACCGCGCTTGTGTTTATGGTTGTAATGTTTTTCAGCACAAGTGCTTTTGGAGTTGATGCGTATAGGCCCTGGGTAAGGACTCAGGATCTGACCGTTATGAATGTGCCTGTATTTGAAGCAGGACTTGGAATAGAAACAAGTGGGAACGTTTGGTACGTGGATTCTGGTGCAACCGGAACAGATGCCGGGACATCATGGACAAACGCAGCCTTGACCGTGGATGCGGCTATTAACCTTGCGACTGCCAGCAACGGCGATTTGATTAGGGTCGCTGCCGGTCATGCAGAGAGTTTTGCCGCCGCTGATGGATTTGACTTGGATAAGGCAGGAATTACGATCATCCATCATGGAGCTTTTGGGGCGCAAGCCGTTTATACTTTTACTGATACTGATGGTACTATTGCTGTTGGTGCTGCTAATTGCCGGATCTTAGGTGGTCAGTATCTTGCTGGGATCAGTGCAGTTGTCATTGGAATCGCAGTGGAAGCTGGTGGAGATAATTTCGAGTTGATTGATGCCTACTTCCCGGAGCCTACAACTTCATCCTTTGAATTTGTGGATGCGATTGATTTGGCGGCTGGGGCTGATGGGGTATCTATCATCCGTCCAGTTCAGTTCACTGCGGATGCTACTGGGGCTGGTCATTTTCTTGAGGCTGGAAATGGGGTTAATAACAACCTTAGAGTGATTGATCCATATCTCTACGGAGAATATGCCGTCAGTGCAATATGGTCTGACACGGCTGATCTTGAGGTGCTGATTTCTGGTGGATGTATAACTAACTTAACTAACGGTGAGCATGGTATTGAGTTCACTGCGGCGGCACTTGGATCTATCAAGGATATTCTGGTTCGGACCGATGCACAGGGTACGGCGGTTGATCCTGGCTCACTTACCATGTCTAATGTGCTTTGGGATGATGATGCGGTTGCTAATTCCACTTCAGGCCCTGTCGTTTTGGGGGCAGATGGACCGGCAACTATTGGGGCAATAAATTCTACAACTACTGATAGTCTTCAGGGTAAGATTGGTACTGATACAGAGATGAGCGACTCTTCCCTGTATGATTTGATTCCGAACAGTGCCAATTCCACGAGCTGGAACTCTACAGCTTTGGCGGCCATCGAAGGTGAGGCCACGGATGCACTTGAGGCCGAAGACCTGGATCATTTGATTAATACGGCTGCCGGGACGGAAGTTTACCCTGTTCCGCTGACTACGGACAGCATCGTTGCCATGATGATGTGTGCAGGGGCAGCAGCGACAGCATCAACCTATAATAATACAACCGATAGCCTGGAAGCTATTGGAACTCAGGTAGCTGATACTAATTTAGAGGCGCGTGTTGTGGCGGCAAACGTCACTGATCTCTTAGACCATCTTGTTAAGACAGCAGATGGAACAGCGG